ACCGCAGCCTTGTCATCGTGAACCATGACAGCCTCCGGTTAGTACGCGGTCGTGTTGGACAGCGTAAGCTCAACGTACATCACGGTGCCGTTGTCGGGCACAGTGCTGACGCTCACCGCAATCGGAGACACGCCGGTATCAATGGTAACGGTAGTCAAATCAATCGACGGATTACCGCTAGCGCCGTTAACATTGTCAACCGCAACAGCAAGAGCGAGCGGCGCAGCAGCGGGCGGACTGCCGCTGATAACCGCCGACATGGACACGTTGAGCAGACGCACGTACGGGTCGTACGTGGGAACGCCACCGTTGTCCGAGCCAAGCGTCAGCGTGAATCCGCCACCGCCGGTAGGGGTCAGCGACTGGAATCCCTGCGACGGGTTGATGGTGACAGGAGACGTTCCGGCGTTGATGACCTCAGAGGTCACAAGCGTCGGAGCGCCGCCGGTCCAAAGAATCTTGGCAAACAGCTTGACGACCTTGCGCTCAAGCGTGCCGCCAAACTGGTTGTAGGTACGGTTAGCCATTAGTTTCTCCTTATATAGAAGGCGGACCCGGAGGTCCGAGCCCGCCCTCTATACAGACAGGGTTAGTTGTTACGCGCCAAGCTGAACGACGGCATTGAAGCCGGGGGCGTTGCAGCCGAGGTTGGCGTAGCTGACCACGCGAAGCTCAGCGGCGTCGCTGTTGTACACGCGGAGCATCTCGAGCCCGTCCGCGTACTTGGCGATGTGGGGCGCCGGCCCGAGCGAGTACAGCTTCCACGTGTCCATCTGGAGCAGGAACGCGGTCTTCGCGGGGCAGGAGCGGTCGGGGAACACCTTGATCTGGCCCGCAGCGCCGTTGATCAGGATGCCGGGGTAGTAGAGCTTCGCCGGGCCGTCGAACGAGATGTACTGCGCCTTGGCACCGAGCGACTTCTCAAGCGCGGCGTACGAGGCGAAGTTCATAATGCACACGTCCGGCGTGCCACCCTCGCGGGCGACCAGAAGCGAGGCGTCGATCACGGCCTCCTCGATGCTCTGCGACGTGCCGTTGAAGCGAACGCCGCCGAGGCGGGTCGGATCAACGCTGCGGTCAACGCCGAAGAAGTTGTCGCCGGTCGTCGGAGCGGTCGTCGGAACCCACGCCGCAAGACCCTTGAGCGCGAGGCCCTGGTCGCCCTGCACGACGAGCGAGTCACCGATCTGCCAGCCAGCGGGGTTACCAGCGGTGCTGCCCATCGTGGTGGCCGAGACGGTCACGACGCCCGTGGTGCGGTTCACGGCGATCACCCAGCCGGAAGCGCCACGGTCAACGCCAGCGGGAGAAACCGCGCGCAGCGTCATGTTGACCTCAAAGTTCACCACGTCCGAGGCGTTCGCCAGCGTCACGACGCCGGGCGTAAGGCCCGAGATGTTGCCGATGGTGCTAAGAGCGCCCGAGCCGTCGCGGAAAAGCTGCGTGGCAAGCGAGTTGGTCAGAGCGCGGATCGCGCCGTCGATCACCACGGTGGCGCCGTTGATGAACGCCATCTTGTCCGTCTTGCTGGCAAGCATGGTCTGGTTGTCGATCTGCGCGATGCTGTAGTTCGCAACGCGGGTCAGAGCAAACGACTCCACCGTAGCGGCGGTCTGGTTCGTCTGCGCGTTGCTGAACGTGCCGCTGCGGCCCTGCGAGGTGTTCACGATCAGGGGGATCGGCATATACTTGCCGCCGAACTCCTCCATCTTCGGAACCATCGCAAGGAACGGGTTGTTCTTGTAGACGAGGTTCGCGATCTTCTGATCGTCGTAAAGCTCCTTGAGAGCCGCGTTAGCAGCGCCAAGGTCGAACGAGAACGAGGGACCACCAGTCTGGTTCAGAACGGGGGTGGGACCAGAAAGGGGGGGACCGGGGGGAACAGTGCTACCAGGCCAAGCCATGTGAGTACCTACCGCAGACAGCGCGTCATGCGCGTCCGCAAATCCGCGTCGAGCGCGCCATGCGCTACCAGCGGAGAGTTAGCAGTCAGTTGAAAGGAACAGTTCGCCTAGCGTCGCTGCCGTACCTAGTGGTTAACGTCCCTCAAGACGGGCGAGCGCGGCTGCAATCCGATCCGCGTCAGAGCGCGGTGACTTCGGAACGCCAGCGGCAACATTCGCACTCAGGTCGTTCGACAGCGTGGGACCCATCCTAGGTGCCGGTGCTGCCGTCTGTGCCTGCGTCGAGGCCACTTTCTGCTGCGTCACTGCAAACTTCTTGGTCTGCTGGGCCTTACGGGCCAGGTCTTCGTAATGCTCCTCGACGAGTTTAGCAGCCTCGGGAATCGTCAGCAACTTCCCGCTCTGCTTGAAATGCTCCTCGATCACATCCGAAACGAGATTTGCACCGCCGTAAAGATTTGTCAACTCATACGTTTCAACGTGCTGCGAAACGTACTCGCCGACCTCCTCGCGGAAGCTTTCAATGATCGCCTGCTGCTCGCGCGTCTGCATCTCGCGCGTCTGCTCAAGAAGCTTCTCCTGCTCCTCGCGCTGCGCCCGCTTGAACTCTTCAAGCTCCTGGCGAACAGACATCACCTCGGCGTTGGGCGTCGGCTTGTTGTCGTTGAGGACGAACTCGGTGATCTGCTCGTAACTCAGGCCAAGGTGCTTCAGCGCGTCCAGCGGGTTCAGCAGCGCCTGTTTCTTCGCCTGCTCAAACGCACGCAACTCCTCTGCCTGACGCGCCAACTGCGCCTGCTGCTGCCTCACCGCCTGCTGCTTGCGGAGCAGGTCCTGCTCTTTGCGTGCAAGCAACGCAAACCGGTCAGCACGAGGCTTCTCAGGCGCGGGCTCCGGTGCAGGCGCGGGCGCCTCGGGCGCTGCCTCCGGTGCGGTTCCCAACACCTCCTGCGCGGTCGGCGCAGCGGCCTCGGGCACAGGCTGACCACCCACCGTACCGGTAGTCATGTTCGTCATCACTCCCTCAACACCCATCCGTCACTCCTTGGTTACTGTACCGGGACATTCGGTACCAGTTCGCTGGCAGGCATCGGCATCGGCGGCGCCAACGGCTCCCCAACCGCGCCAGGCATCGGCAGCGGCATCGGAGCGGGCGGCATCATGGCCTGCTCAATCTCGTTGATCTGCTCCAGGTACCGGCGCAGCAACTCCAGTCGGTCCTCGCTGAGACTGTGCAACTTCCCCTTGGCGTAGTACTCAAGGCACAACTGCTTGGAGAGTTGCAAATCGTCCAACGGATCAGGGCTGCGGTATCCTGCCTCGCCCTTGTCCACAATCTGGTCAAACACCATCGTCAGGTAGTCCTCTTCGGCGTTGGCCAGCGACTCGACCTGCTCAAGGTCAGGGAAGTCCAGCAGCCGTCGCGCCTGTCGCGGCGTCAGGAAGCCCGCCTGCGCGTACTCTTGGATCGTCGCCAGACGACCGGCGGGATCGTTGGGCAGCGACGACACAGGGAAGCACTGCATCACGTAATCTTCGTCGTTGAGCTTGATGTCCTTCCACTCAATCATCGCCAGCGACTTCTTGCCGGGGACGCGGACCTGGTAGCCCTTGTCCGCAGCGGCGATCATCTTGACCACCTCAATGCTCAGGCGGCCCACGTCCATGAACATCTGCTCGTACGACTTGGACGGCACCGACAGACGATCCGTCTGGATGTCGTTGTACTCGCGGATGGCGCGACCGCTGTTCAAGCCCTCAGGCTTCAGCGACGAGGCCGCAAGCTGCGACACGCCCGCCTGCTCGTACCCCTTGTTGATCAGCGTCTGGAGGTGCGCGTACACCTCGGGCGCGACGATGGGCGGCGTCACGTACATCGGCGGCGTGCCCGTGTAGTTGATGATGCTTCCCACGTCGTTGTTGAGGTGCTCCTTCACAATCTTGCTGCCGTTCTCGATGAACACCTTGAACGAGCCCATCAGGTGCATGGAACGCTGGATTACCCAGAGGAGCTTGTTGATCTCCAACTGGATGTTCTGCAACTGCTCCGCAAGACCTTGGCCCCAGTACCCGTACAGACGCGGCGACCACTGCACGCGAGCAAACGGGAAGAAACTGTGCGGCCACGGCTCCATCTCGCCCAGCACCGCGCCGTCGATGGTGATGCAGTGCTTGCCGTCGTCCGCCCCAGGGCCGCTGGGCAAATGCCACGACTCTCGCACGGTGATCATGTCCGCGACGATGCTGCGGCCCGCCTCCTCCGTCCTCGACGGCTTTGCGCCGCCAATCACGTCCGCGTTGTCGGGGAACAGGTCAAACAGCACCTGACGGTCAACCTGCTTCACCCGGTGCATCTGGCGCGGCTGTCCGTACAGCGACTCCACGTCGTCCACAAAGATCTCGCTGGACATCACGCGCTCGTGGCAAACGCGGTCACCCTTCGCAAACACATGAATGAAGCCATCGCCCCACACAGACGCATCGCGGAACACAATCTTGCCGATGTCCTGCGTGCTGTTCTCGTAGAACACGCCCTCAAGAAAAGCGTTGAGCTTCTTGGCCTCGCGCTGCTTGCGATAGTCGCCGCCGCTCGTCAGGAAGAACGGACGAGGCCGGTTGCGCGTCACCTTCGCAACCACGGTATCCACCACCGACTGCACAAGGTTGTAGCTGATGCGATCACGCAGAGCAGGCTGCTGCGCTGCGATCTTGCTGAACGACACGCCCGCCAGCGTCGTCGGCGCCAGGTTGCCGTACAGACGCGCGCTCACGATCCACTGCGTAGCGCGGAACGACTGCGCGTCGCGGATCAGGTTCAGCGTCCCGCTGATGGAGTCCGCAGCGTCCTGACCCTTGAGCATCCACCAACGACGCTCCTTGTTGTCAGGCAGCTTCTCAGGCACGCCAGATCGCTCACCGCCAACCGTGAAGTCCCGAAATTCAATTGGCATAGTGCCTCTCCACCCGGCGCATGATCCGGTTCTTCTTCACACCGTAGAGCTTCCCCAGCATCTTGAACGCCTGCGCCTCGTTGTCGCCGGTCATCTCGGGGAAGTAGTACTTGCAAATCTGCGCGATCACGAACACGCGCTCCTCGGTCGTCAGCGGCCCCAACTCAGAGTACCAAGGCGTCTTGCTTGCCCGCAGCGACTCGATGATCATCTCGCCGTGCGCGAACCCCGCCCACAGCGCCGCACGCCACAGGTGCTCGCGGGAGTTGGCCTTAGCCTGCTCCTCCTCGGTCATCACCTCGTCGCCCGTCTTGACCTCACTCATACGTCGTCCCCCCGGCGCTCGAGCACAGGTCGTGCGAGCAACCCATCAAGCAGCCATCCACGCCATGCTCGGTCGCCCATGAGTGGCCGCACGCACAAATGGAGCCGGTGCCGTCCTCAAACACTCCAGCGGTTGCCACAGGGGCTTCTGTTGCTGAATAGGACGATGAGGAGGCACCGAGCTCCAACCGCAGCCCGCTAACCGCAAGAGACTTGATCCCCTGCTCGCGCATGAACGCAACCCAGGTGGCAACCTCCTGCTGTGTCATACGGACCTCCACGCGGCGGACGGTATACGGTAACTGCTTGACAATCAAGAACTGGTTGGGGCGCTTGGATTTGAACCAAGGTTAGCGGAGTCAAAGACCGCTGTCCTGCCAGCTAGACGACGCCCCACTAATGCTGAATCAGCGGCTGGCCCCACAGCGCGATCTCTTCGTCCTGCGCCTGTCGATCCGCAAGGAGCCGCTCCATCTCCTGCTCCTCTTGCAGCAGCATCCAATCCGCCTCGCTCTTGCCGTAGCGCAACCCGTTGTTCTGCCGCACCTCGGCCACCCACTGGTAGCAGTGCCGCCAAGCGTACAGCGCCGCGTCCGCGCAGTGGTTGGGCGACGCCGGATGCTCCTCCCGCCTCATGCTCCGCTCGTCCCAGATCAACTGCCCGTACTCTTCAATCAGCGGTGCCGCTGCCTTCTTGTGCACCTTGATGTACTGGCTGGCGAACTCGCCGTTCATGATCTCAATAAAGTCCGCCTTGCCCGTCTTCTCGGCCGGCGTCAGCGGAATGTCGTGCCGGCGCCGCATCTCCTCCACCGCCTGCTTGTTCGCGTTGTCGATCACGATGCGGTCGAACTCAAACCGGCCCATCAGCTTGCGCGTCTGGTCCGCCACCTCCGTGATGTCGCACTTGGCTTTCTTGTGCGCTCCCAGCACGTACAGCGTCCGGTCGTGGTCGTGGTACGCGCACACCACCCATGCAGTCGGGTCGTTGAACCCCAGGTCGATGCCAAGCACGTAGTGCCAGCGCCCGCCCTTGTTCAGCACCGGCAGTTCGTCAAAGGTGTTCTTGTCGTAGTCGAACCGGTACACCAACTTGCTGTCGTCCACCACCCACTTTCCAAGGTACATCTGCTGGAACCCTGGCGTCTCCTCCACCAGAGGGTTCGCCAGCTTCAGATCCTCAATCTCCTCGCGCCACTTGTCCGCCAACTTGGGGTTGTCGAACGTCGTCCAGCGGTAGCAGCTCCAACCCATCTTCTCCCACTGCCCCGGCTCCCCTGGGTTCTGCCCCTTCGTCAGGTCGAAGAACAGCCCGCGCTTCATGTTGCCGGGGGTACCAATCAGAGCGATGGTGCCGCGATAGTCCGCCGTTGCCGGCTTCAAGATGTCGTACACAATCTCGCGCAAGTCCACGTTGTAGGACGCTGCCTCGTCCACGGCCACCGCCATAAACTTCTGGCCCAGCGCCTTGTCCTTCTCCTGCTCGTCCGCGTCCATGCCGAGCATATAGATCACGCTGCCGTTGGGCAGGGTCGCGCTCAACTCCGTTTCGTTGAACCGGCACCCGAGCCCCTGCGAGCGGTCAATCTCCTTCAGCACGTCCTTCCACATGATCCGCTTGGCTGAGGCTCGCGTCAGCGCCACGTACAAACACGACACACCGGGGTTTTTGTACGCCGCCTCCAGCAGCATCAGCCCCGCCGCGTACGACTTGCCTGCGCGACGAGTACACAGCAGCGCCTTCATGCGCGACGGGTCGTCCAAGAACTTGGTCTGCCACACGTGCTCAGGCGTCCGAAACACCGGCTCCTTCTTCTCCGCCGCCACCAAAGCAAAGAACTCGCTCCGCTCTGCCGGCGTCATCTTGGCAATCAGCTTGTCGAGTTCTTCCTTGGTCATCGCTCAACCTTTAGCGTCAGCGGCTGACGCGGAGGCGCAACCTCTGTTTGCTTCTTTGGATCAAACGGCTCCATCGCTACCGCAAACGTCGCACTGCGGGACACGCGACCCGTGGGAGCGGGTTCCTGCTGCATCTCGGCCAACAGCCGCTGCGCTTCTTCTGCGCTAATATGACGCGGGCTGTCAGCAATCGCATCCCATTGCCGTTGACGAACACACCGCGCCAACTCCACCAACTGCCGTCGATGGAACTCCTCGGGCGTTTCAATCGGCTTAGGCTCAACCCTTGGCTTGAACCACGAAAGAATCCACGCCCACAACCGCATCAACATTTTCATTCCTGCGCCTCCCGCATGAACTCTTCGTGCTTCTTGCAAAGCAACAAAAGACCGCCTGTTGCGTAGCTGTTCTCCTGCCTAAACACTACCGGCTCAAGGCACGGCTCCCACATCACAAACTGCGTGATGCTTAAAACTGACGGGACAAAAGCACCAGCGGGAGGAGTTCGCATCATGCACTGCTCACCCATCCTGAGCCTCCTTCATCATCCGCTCGTACTCCTCGCGAGACACGCTCTTCGGAGCCGGACCGTCGAGCAGCGCGTCATGCTCGGCCTTGCTGATCGTCCGCGCCTGCAACTCCACCCGTTTTGGCGGCTCCAAGGTCGCCAGCGTCTCCTTGGCGTACCGCACCGCAGTCGCAGCGTCCGCCTTGCCCGCCAGCGCCCGATCCACCGTCCAGTACGCGGCGTCCACGTCCACGTTCATCAGCCCCTGCTGTACGTGCGCATACAGCGCCGTCCGCAGCCGCAGCAACTCGTCCGTCATCGCTTCTCTCCCCAGATTGCTGCCAACCCTCGCCTTGTCTCGCCAGGCAGGATCCGCGCTCGGTAGCAAGCCAAGCACCTCTTCGCTCTGATGCCGCTCGTCGGGCCCCCGCAGTACAAGCACTCCCCAGGCTCCACCTTCCCCGCTTCCCGATAAGCCTGGCACGCCTCCCGATGCGCCTGCCTCACGTACTCCCGCTTCGCGTACTTCCGCTGCTGCTTTGTCCGCCGCGCCTTCACCTCTGGGTCAGCCCACCGCTTCCGCTCATAACAACGCCGACACAACGCAGCCTTCACTGTCACACCCTCGCACAACGGCGTGTCGCACGGCTTCACTCAGGCACCAACGGCAGCGCCTCAATCTGTGCCCGCACAACCTCATCCGTCACAAACTCAAGCACGCAACTACGCATCCATCGCGCAGCCGCCATCTTGTGCACCACCACCTCCGCGTCCCAGTCCGCGTGGTGCTGCATCTCTCGCTCTCGCAAGTCACGCGTGTACCGCGCATTGATCCCCAACTGAATCTCCCCCTCGGGATCTTCCAGCCGGTCCTGCAACTCCATGATCCGCGCCACCAGCCAAACCCGTGGCGTCCGCTTGGGCCGGTACGTCGCTCGACGCTTTGCCGGCTTATGCGCGCCGCAATTACAAGCGTGCCAGTCCTTGTGCCACCCACATTGCGCTGAATGCTTCTGCTTCTTGCCCATGCGTCACCTCTGCCGTCACTGCGGTCCCCACACCACTACCATGGCGCTACGACACGCGCAACGGTTGTTACTCTTTGGGGGGTGGTATATATGCAGCACGCTCTGCAAAATGATGGTGGTAGTGCTACGCCACACGCATGGGGGGCTATGCCCTGGTGGGGGTATAGATCGTAGTGCTACGACCCGAAACATGGTGCCTACTCTGTGGGGGGTGTATATATATGTATGTCTTTCCCCCGCGCGATGGTGGGGGGGGGTAGGGGTTAGTGTGCGTTTGACGCAAAGCCTTGAGCCCGCCCTGGCGGTCGCGTTGACGCAGCGCGTCGCAAGGCTTGGTGCGCGGGGCATCGCGGATTGCGGAGCCGGTGCGCGGCGCACGTCTTGATGCACGATCGGCACGCCCGCTTGACGCCGATGCGCGTTGCGGATTTGCCTTGATTTAAAGCGGAAACAAGAAATCGACATACACCCCCTTGACATCGTGACGCTACGGGCGCATACTCCCTTCACGCTGCAACGACGCGGCGGACGGGAGCGACCCATGATGATCTGCCGGACGGAACTACTGCGTGGAAGGGAAGAGACGACGGTGGTTGACGCGCGCGTTGCCTATGGGACGACCAACGCAACGCTGGCACTGTGGGCGGCATGGGAGGAGGCGGAGGCGCTGTACACGGTGCACGACCACTACGACCGCATCACGGAGGAGGGTCGTTTCCAGATGGCAATCGGCGATGACCACCACCTTATTTTCTGTGTCGTTCCGGACGCGGGGGACTAGGCCGAAACCTAGGGGCGCAAGCCCCGACGGTCCGCGGGTGGGTCCCGCGCTGAAGAGGCCGCCGCAGATGCGGCGAGGGAGACAGACCGATGACGCTGAGCGATGCCTACGAGACCGGACGCTGCGATGCTGCAAACGCGCACGATGGGGACTGTCCGCCCGATGTTGAGACGCTGGCCGCTGAGTACCTTGAGTTTCACGGGTGGGACGATGAGCCGGAGTGTGAGCGTGCCGCCATTGCTCACGCGTGGGCGCAGGGCTGGCACGCGTCGGCGATGCGGTACTGGCGGGCGGCCGAAGCCCGCCGCGCCCGCGAAGAGGCTGAGGAGGCTGAGTATGCGTAGCGCGATCATTGACGGGCTCGCCCTTGTGGCGCTTGTTCTCGCCGCCGTCGCGTGGACGGTGGGAGTGTCCACATCGCAGGGCCAGTCCATCACCCGCGCGCACGCCGCGCTGAGGAGCCGCTAATGACTCGCAACGAATTGCTTTTCTGGGGGTGCACGGCCGTCGCGTCGATGATCATCGGCGCCGCCATCGACCCCGACACCACGCTGACCGACGTGGGGATTGTGAGCGCGGCGTGGGTCGTGATCCTGTCGGGCACGCACGCGTGGGGGCGCGCCTAGGACCCTCTGTGGAGCCGGTACGCCTGCGGTACCGGTCTCACAGAGTGCCCGTCGCACTCTGCGGCCGTGAGCCGCACGCCCCGTGAGGGCAAGGGAGAGGCATGCTTTTCGTGCAGTGTGTTGCGCTTTTTGGGACCGCCATTCTGGCAGGACGGCTCGCAGCGGAAGTGGTTGATGTGGTTCGCAAATGACCGAGCACCCTTGCGACCGATGCGCGGAGGCGCCCGCGCGCTTTCTTCGCGAGACGCTGGCAGTGTGCGAGAGCTGCGCCGCACGCCTGGACGCGCGAGCTGCCGTGCAGAACGCCTGGACTACCGCCGCGCGCCGGGATGCGCGCAATTTTGAGCGCGTGTACCGCGCTTGGGAAGCCCGATGATTGACACGACGCACGAAGGGATTTGGCTCGCCGAAGAAGCCGTGCGAGACATTGCACGCGAGGCTGATTGCACGCGAGCGAAGGCCGCGCGGATCGCGCTTGACGGCATCGGCACCTGGTCGCACGGCGGCATCCCGCACGACCTGTGGGACGCTGTGACGGATGCAGCAACGTCGCACCTGCGGGCAATCTGCCGCTAGCGTCCCGCACGCCCTGGGGCTCCGGTCGAAAGGCCGGGGCCTTTTTCATGCTTTGCGCAGCAGGTGCCGTGCCCGAGACCAAGCCTCGGGCACGGGCTGGCCGGCGTCGTCCTCAAAATAAACATCATCCAGGGCGAGCAGGGCGGACATCGCAGAGTCCAGGGCGGCCCGCGTGCCAGGTCGCGCACGCCGTCGAGCTAG